TACCTGGGCTCGACAAACGATTTTCAACGATACTGATATTGCAATGCACATTACTCAGAAAAGAAAAGAAAAGATCACCACTTGCTAGCAAAAGCGCCTTCATACTCAAGGACGCCGCGAATGTAGAAGTTCGCCAGCCCGCTGTCGGCGGCGGTTTGCTCGAGCTCGATTGTTTCTTCGGCCGGCGTCGTGGCAGTGGCCAGAGTCACTGTCCGAACGACCTCCGTGCCCCACGCCATGATGCACAACTTCGGCGTCGTCGCGAACTCGAGCGGCGCCTTGATGACCGGCTGGATTCCGTTCGAAAAGTCGCAAACCAGCTTCGGACGAAAGCCCGTGATTGTGGGCCCACCGAAGGAGACTTGCTCCGAGTTCGCGTACGACATCAAGTCGTCGTGTCCAGTAGGATTCGACACCGATGCCGGCAACCACGCCATGTACACCTCGGCGGCCTTCGTCAACGAACGGCCTCTGGGAACCACCTCGACTTCGAGCGACTTGATTGTTACCCGCGCGAAGCGGTCGCAGAAGGCCTTGATCGAGGCCCTCTCCTTGATCGCGTAAACCTCGACTGAGGACGCGTCCCACTTCGCGAAGGCCAGCGTGTACTTGAACCGCTGCTGGCTTGTCAACACCACGATGCCCGTCGTCGGAATCTCCTTCACGTTCAGCCTCGGCTCCGCCCGCTGGTTCATGGAGACGTTCATTTCCTGCGCGTCGACAAGTGCGGATTCCTCGGATGCAGTCTTGGACATCCTGATATGGATTCTTGAGGTATGCTTTGAAAGAAGCGTCTGAAAGCTTGAGCAATTGAATTGACCTATTTTCCTGGGCCTTGCCACCAAACACCTTATGAGCTATCCACTTCATGACATACGGAGGGATTTTCGAAAGAACGTCCCCAATCTTGATTCCAAACCGATAGACGGCACCGAACAGGGCCCACGCTGGAATGTCACGACTGTACATGAGCAACCTCTCTGCCTTGCTGCAGAGACTCCAGAGCTTGGTCTGTAAGACCTCGTACCAGTCAGAGAACACGCCAGGAATGCAGCGGTACAGATTGTCACCAAGGCGTGCACCGTGTCTGAACAACAACGCGAAACTTCCGAGAACCGCTTTGAGAGCGAAAGGACCTTTGGATTCAGCTATGATCAGCTTAACCAAAAGATTTGCTGGGTGACGACAGATCCCATAAGCCGATATGAAAAATCCGACAAAGTCCGGAAAGGCAGGAAAGAAGATCTTGAACTCGAGATCAGGAAATGCCCACTGATGCCAGAGGTCCCAGTACGGCCATTCCGTGAGCCCTCGCCGCTTGAGCCAGGCGTCGTCTCCACTGAAAGCACGTGGATGCTTCTTCTTGATCATGTATCGGATATGAAAGATG